TTTGCCATGAGGATAACCAGAAAATAATTATTAGACCTAAGATTACCCAATGAGGAACACAGCGGTCAACACGATCATTATCAGCCTTGATCTTGTCTACTCTACGTTGCTTCTCGTTCCTTCTATCTTGTTCCCTTGTCTTCTTTTGTTCTTCTAAGATCTTAGAGTACATTGTCTTGTAGCGACTGTACAGAGGCCCTAGCTGTGGTGGAGCATCTATCATCATCTCCCTTAACTCAGTACCACACTTAACAAGCTTTGTCTCAATCGAGATAAGCTCCAAGGCCCCAATGTTGTTGTCTCCATACGAAGAACTAAACACCTTACGCTCTAAGTCTTCCTTGTAAGCTACCAAATAAGCCTGAGCCTTGAAGAAGTTACCTACGTGTTTGATAAACTGATCTACAATGGCATCCTCATCGGGGATGAACTCTTCGTACTCGTCCTTCTTATTAGCAGCAGTTGGTTTTGTCTCAGCTATCTTTGTAGGCTCACTAGATGAGCCACTACCTCCTGAGAACAAGTTTGTAAGCCAGCCAAAGAAGCCAGAGACTTCCTTGACAATGGCTTTAGCGTCCTCTACACCCTTCTTAATCCTTTGGATCTCTGCTTTGCCCTCGTTAAGCATCTCGCAACAAGAGCGTATACCCTTGAGCGCACTGCCAAGCATGAGCATTGCAGAGATTGGATCAATAGCTTACTCCTCAGCAGCCAACAAAGGCTGTACTGCTTCACGCATTGCAGCAGAGCTAGACAATCCGGCTTTAGAACTCCACTTGCTTGGGTCTGCCATCAGTCTCAATACCTTGTTTCTTTCCACAGCGGGAAGTTGCTCAAGGATATTGGCAGCTCCTTGTGGATTCTTCATGGCTTGGGTAAGCAGATTAAGCGTATCTCTTCCTACAGCCTTCTCAAACTCAGACAGGACTTTATTACCCGCCGTCGCCCAAAAGCTAAGGAAAGATGGTACACGGAGCACTGATGTCTGTTGTTTAACCAGTTCAGACAAAGCTTTCTGACCTTCAGACACCTGTGAGGACACAGACAGTTGAGTCAAACGCTTCTGAGCTTGGGTGTTCAAAGTAGACAATGTTTCATCAGCCAGCTCTGTTCCAATATTGTAACGACCTGAGCCTAAAACCTTCTCCACGGCCTCTGGTGATTCATTGGTAACCAGACGTACAAATTCATCAGGGTTTGTCTTCCACAGGCGAAGGGCTTCAGCAGACAACTTACGCTCTGCAATCTTCTGCATCCCTTTAGAATAATCCTCAAGATACTTACGATAGCCTGTACCGCCAGCATCCTCAATAGCGTTAACCAACAAAGGCTTGATGTCTGTCAATACTTTAGAGGCCAAGTTACGTTGTGAGGGCGCATCCATGCCGGGACGGAGCTTCTGGATAGCAGCGTTAACTGAGTTCTTACGGATAGCATCCAAAGCACGTGCATCAATAACACCACCACTGTTAGTCCATTTAGCGATGTCGTCAGCCACGCCTTGCACAGAACCTATAAGCACATCATCACCAGCAAAAGAAGGGTTTTTAGCGATCTGAGAGATACTCTGAGCTATTCTTTCACCTTCCAATGGCTTAATACCAACATTACGCATAGCATTAGCAGCTTGCTGTGCAAACCTAGAACCTTGACCTAAATCAAGAGAGGCTTGAGCAGCTCTGTCTGACCACTCGTTAAAAGCTTTTTCAGCCAGTTCATTCTTGTAGGTATACTTACTAAAACCAACAGGAAGACCTCGCTTAATCAAGTCAAGACGAGCAGAAGCCTGAGCAAGCTCACCTGCCTTAATTAAGTCACGAACCTTCTGAACTTCTCCAGCAGCTTCCGCTGTTAATCTGCCTGCTGTTGACTCGTATTCAGCAACTGCTTTACCGAGGTTAGCACGAGAAAGAGCAGCCTCCCTAGCAGGAGTAGTTACAAAATTAAGAGCATTCTTAGCGTTCTCAGCAATACGTCTAGTCTCAGCAGCATTTGCACCACCAGCTAAACCAGCCAAAGCGTTCAATGACTCATTCTCGCTTGCTAGACGGATCTTACGTACAAACTGTGGATCACGTTCTAAGACATTGCTAATCAAAGCCTGCCATGTAGGATTCTCCAAAGAAGCTGTAATCTCAGCAACGCTTTGATCTGGAGACGCGTTCTTCAACTTATCCAAGACAGCAGGGAGGTCTTTACCAAGAGATTCCCTAGCTAATTGTCCTGCTTTAAGCTGTGAGGAAGTGGTAGAGGGAGACAAAATATCTGCTACCTTACCTACACCTCTAGCAAGAAGAGGAGCCACGACACGGCCACCAGCTTCATAGGTAGCGCCTTCAAGGACGTTTCGTAAAGGTTCTGTAATCTGTGCAGTTCCTTCTCGTTGTCTCTGACCACCCAACAAAACATCAGCTTGCTGCATAAGCTCTTTGCTGATGCCATAGCCAAGACCAGCTCCACCAACCATCCCTAAAGGGCCTGCTGGAGTGCCCAACAAACCACCTGCTACAGAGCCTAAGGCTTCCACAGTAGGGGCCACATAAGGGCGTACAGCTTGATAAACAGATTCAGTTGTTGTAGGTCTTGGGTTGGTCAATAAACGAGGATCGTTAGCCATTGTAGGACGACCGCGTTGTACCTCTTGTTGAGGTGCTTCATCTAAGAAACGGATTCCGCCTCTTGTAGTTGAAGGCTGAGGACTCTCATCGTCTAGAAAACGAATACCCATTAATTACTCCACGACGGCACGACGACCGCCAATAGTGATGATTGTTCCTTTTGGAAGATTAGCTCTCGTAGCTTCTTCCACAGAATTAAAAGAAGTACCTGTAGACATTCCGGGCATCTTAGCTGCACGTTGTTTAGCTGCTTCAAGGTCTGATCGGATACGATTCAATGAAGCATCAAATTCAGCAGGCTTCATCTTTGTGTCTAATGCACCGACAGCTGCTGTAAGTTTCTTACCTTCAGCGTCTGACAGAGCACCCATGCCTTTAAGAGCAGATACTTGAGGAATGAAAGTCTGAGCCTTGAATGTCTCTAGTTGTGAAGCAAAGCCAGCAGCGTTTGTTCCGGGAATTATCGACATCACCCCACCAGTGACCGCACCAACCACATCCTTCTTACCGGGATGTTTAGCAATAATATCAAGGGTATCCAGAGCACTGTCAAACGCAGCCACTCGACCTATAGCTTGAGACTGTAAAGCTGATTCTTTCTCGGCTGCTTTACCTTTCAAATCTTCAATCTTTTGCTCAATTAACTGTCTTTGAACATCGCTGTTAGCGTTTTTCAAGGAGTTGTTCATTTGGGCAATCTGAGCCATCAAAGCATTGCGATCAGCTGCAATCTCTTTAGATGTTTGGTTCTTTTCCTGTGCCATCTGTAATTGCAACGCACGTTGAGCTTGTCTTTCCTCAGTACGTCCTGCAATTTGAGATTCAATATTACGGTTACTAAGAGCTGCTTGAGCCAGTTGAAAAGCCCCTTGCTGATCGCCTGCCTGAGCCAGCGCTTGTGCAGCTTTAGCAAGAGAGGCAGAATCATTTGGGTTTACACCTTGTAGTACAGAAGTACGCAAAGACTGTAATTGTAAGGCTGGATCAGTGCCTCCCATAGCACCCACCAAGCCACGACCTACTTGAGCAGCGCCAGCGTAACCCATAGCACGTCCTGCCTCCAAAGGAGACAACTGAGCCATCTTCATACCTTGGCTTAAAGCTTCAGTCTGAAGAGCTTGCTGGTATTGTTGTGGGCTTGTAAACAAACCTAAAATAGAATCTTGTGTAGCCATGTTTATTTATTCTCCGTACCAAGTTTCACCAGCGCCTAAGATACCCGCAAATGGGTTACCGCCTGAATATATTGTTGATAGGTTACCGTAGTCAATACCTCCGATGCCTAGACCAGACGGATTACCAGCAAAGCCACCGCCACCTAAGCCACTAAACAGACCGCTGAGGCCAGAAGTAGGACTTGCAAGACCACCGAGCAACGTAGCTGCTGTGCTTGTCTGCATTTCAGGGGATAGGCCAATAACCGAAGCACGTTGAGCGCCTTGGTTGAAAAGTTGACCTTGAGTAGCGCCTGCACCTGCCTGTAGTCTAGCAAGCTCTTGAGCCAAAGTCAATGGTTGTTGTCCTGCTTGTTCCACAGTGCTTTGAGCACCAAAGCCAGCGGTGAATGGAGAGTAAGCTTGACTTGCAAGTTGTTGACCAAATTGAATCTGGTTTCTAGCTTCTTGCTCTGCTGTTGCTGCATTCTGTAAGTCTGCTTGAGCAATAGAATTATAGTAAGCCTCTAGACGTGGGTTAGCAGCTCGTAAGCCTTCACCACCACCGGGACGAATACCTGTAGCGCCTACAGACAAACCGCCAGTACCTGTTTGATAGTTAGTATTCAAGATACGAGCAAGCTCACGCTCTCTTGATGGGGCAAGAAGATCCATACGTTGTTGTATCACACGCTGACGCACAGCTTCAGGAGACTCACCAAGATATTGGCCTGCCAAGCTCTGTACTTGCTGTCCTTGCATCAATCCTCTGTTTGTCATGTCAGCCAAAGACTGTTGGTAACCAGCAGCCAGAGGAGACAAAGAGTAATCAGCTCTCAGACCACCAGTAGCAGGATCAATAGAGTAAGATGAAGTACCGAAGCGAGTAGTTGTACCTACAGGTCTAAATGCAGCCATGTTAGCAGCTGTCTGCCCACCTGTTAAGGCTTGACGTTGAGCAGCCTGAGCAGCTTCACGAGATACTCTATTCTGAGCAACGTTAGCACCAATACCTAAACCACCTTGGAATAGATTGCCATAAGTAGCTCTACTTTGAGGAGTAGTGCCTGCACCGCCTAAAGCAGAGCCTGCAATACCGCCTAACAAAGCACCATAAGGAACTCCTGTAGCAGCTCCAATTAAGCTACCATAAGGGGCAGCGGCTTGAAGTACACCGCCTGCAGCATTACCAACGCCACCTACCACATCACTTAATGTGTCTGTAATTCCTGAAACAAGACCACCCATATTAGTTACTCCAGTTATTCGCTACTTCGTAGCTGTAAATATAGGCTTTAGAGCCGTTGTTTAACATAATTGTTTCCTTCTTAGTCCAACCTACATTTTCACCAAACTTAGCTAATTTACTGTTGTCTTCAGGGACTAAAGCAATTAGAGGTAACGGTAGCAGGGATTGTAAAGTATTTAAATCTTTAATAAATTCTTGTTTTACTTCAGATGACCACTTAAACACATCAGTGTGAAACCACAAGTGATTGTCCCAAAACTCTAAGTACATTACATACGAAGGACGGACAACTACTGGTGTCTTTACACTGTTATTAATAACTTCCACCGTTGATAGTGTAAGTACCTGTAAACGTACCTGAGAAAGCAGGATCTGCTGAATCAGCTTTAGAGTTAGTTGCTACAGCAATAGCGTCGAACTCTGCTGAGATCTCAGTACCTTTAACAAGCTTATTTGTGTCACCTGTAGCCAAGGCATCCTTAGCTGCAAAATCTGTTGCTACTGTGTAATTACTCATATTATATTGTCCTACCCATCTTTGCAAAAATGTCCATCTTCTGAACGCTTAACTCAAAACTATTGATGTTTACCTCAATACCAAACTGGAAGACAGTACCACTGCCAGATCCTTGGATACGTTGGTTATCAAAGACAACACCAGCTGTCCATTCAGCTAAACCCCATTCAGCAGTACCGTACTCAGATACTGATCTAGAACCCATAGTGATGTTTCTAGTCTGATAACCGGGGCTGTAGTCAAAGGCGTACTTAACCACTACGTTAGCTTGGTTACCTCCGATAAGGGTAAAGCCTAACTTCTTCAACATCTTGATTGCTTGAGGTTGCCCTAAGTCAAACCAGTTGGAGTAGTAAGCCATGCGATAAGTGGCTGTACGGTCTAAGTTACCTGTGTAATATCCTACGTAGCTTGTGAAGCCCATGAGGACTTCTTTGGCTCTGTTGGAGAACATAGCTTTAGGAACTAGATCCCACGTTGTAGTCCTTGCAGCACCGTTGGGGAGAACAGCCCTTGTATCAAAGCAATATGTTCTACCCTTAGTAGGGAATGTGATAAGGTAGAAAGCGTTACTGTCCGAGTATACAGACTTGATATTAGCAAGAGTTTCAGCATTAAGATCCTCAACTAAGTCATCACGCACATTGGCGCTAATGTCACGGAAAGGAGCACTCTTCTCTTGGATAGTACGTGAGAGACTACGTACGCCACTATCAGACAAGAAGATAACGTCAGTGCCTGTCAAAGCAACTGAATCCCTAGCACAACAGCCAATACCAGATACTGTGTCGTGAAGAGCCATAGCAGCAGGATCGTAAGCGTCTCTGTACACTAGGATCTGACGACGACCAAAGATATACAGGAAGCCGTTGTGAGCAGCCATAGCAACGATCTCGTCTGCACCGTTAGGCCACACTTCTCTTAGATCAAGAGTCCCTGATGTACCTGTGGACAAGACATGACCAGACAACAGATCACTAAACTGTACTGTGCTCTTGGTTGTCGTATTACCACCACTCCAGATACGACCAAAGGCGCTGATAGCTACGTTGTTCTGTTCAGCTGTGCCCAAGTGACCTGTCTTCTCAGACACTCTACGAAAGGTAGTTGTAGAGACAGCAGGGTCAAACACTAGAGGGTCATAACCACCTTGGTACAAGTAAAGGACTCCATTCAAAGGAGCCATCTGCCAGTTGTTAGAAGTGATTGTAGGGGCTGTACCGCCACCCCCGTACGTCAAGGTAGTGAGGGTAGTGCCTGAGAGCCTAAACAGCTTATTGTTACCTGCACAGATGATGTAGCTGTTGCCTGAGTTGTCGATAACCTCACCGATGGCTTGGATAGGATTGCTACCTAAGTCAGCATTGGTTGTGTTCTTAGCCAACCAGCCTTTACGAGCACCAATACGACCAAACTTATCAATTACACAGTTATTAGCAATCGTGGCAAACCCTGACTCAAGAGTTACAGAACTATCTTGAGTATTACATCCTTTAAATCCCGGAGCAGCTATTGAAGAGCCTATTAATTGTTCAGCCATTTTAAGGTGCAGTCCAGTTCATCTCTTCAGAGTAACGATTACGCTCAATAGCAACTTCGTTAGCCAAAGCGTTCTTGTACAAGGCGTAAGCCTCTGAGGATAGGTTACCACCGTCTTCACCACGTTCAGCGATAGCCTTAGCGTAAGCCAACATAGCTACCAAGTGGTCAGGAACCAAGATACGGGTTGAACCCACAGACAAAGGAGCCTGAGGGACAATCAAGTTAAACTTAATTGAGTAGACACCATTAGGTCTTTGGAACAGATCAACTTGAGTATCACCGTTAGTGTCTACACCGTTGAAGTTGTAGTAAGTAGGAACGCCTCTGTCAGTGTCCGCTGTGAACAAGAACTGTTGACTCATCCAATTTGTAGGAGCGTTCTGGAGAACAATATTGCTTGTGTCGTTTAAGACATCAATTACACGGAACCTAGTACCGACACCTGTAAGAGTATAGTTGTAAGTTCCTGCAACAGTAGATACTGTAACAGTAGAAGACAAAGCGTTCCAATCGTTAGCGTCTTCCACTTCACGTTTGGCATCATTAACCAAGACACCAACCATAGAGGAATAAGGGGTGTCGTCAATGTTCTGTACTGTAGGTTCACGCAGCCTACGGAGTACATTATTGATTGTATCTAAATACGTAGCCATAAATTATAGGCCCTCTTTCTTTTCAACTTCAAATGTACAGATATAAGACATAGTGCTACCAGCTTCTGAAGTCATTGTAATGTAGTCGCCTGCCTCCAAGACCATATAAGCTCCACCATCAAGCTTAAAGTAGTTCTTAGAGCTAAGACCGTAATCGCTCAAGATAAAGATATTAGTGTTAGCGCTGGCATCATGCCATGTAACAGAAATATTCTTAGTAGACCCTGTACCGTTCAACAAATACATCAAATTCCAACGAGCATAGTAGCCAGTTGGAACTGTGTAGATTGTTGTAGCGGTATTGGCGGTTAAGTTACCACCTTGGGTAATTGATCTCATTTAGCTTTCTTAGCCTTGTTCTTAGCTGTACGCTGTCCACGCTGGGGCATATTGGCTTCTGACATGGCAATAGCAATAGCCTGCTTACGGTTCTTAACCACAGGGCCGCCTTTACCACTATGGAGAGTACCTTCTTTGTACTCACCCATGACCTTACCAATCTTGTTTGTCTGTTTCTTAGTAGCCATAGTGTGTCTTATCCTATCTTAATTTATATTATTTGTCAAGAGATTGGTTTACTTCTTTGTATATTTGATACACTTTATGACCAATCATCAAGAGGGTGTACACAAGGGTAGCCCATAGAACCAATTCACTTACTTGATAACCAGCCACTGTAGCCAATGAAACCCCAACAGGAGGAGCTGTCTTAGCCACTACAGCAGCCGCTGTGTCTACTTGGTGCTCAGTCATGTCGATTAAGCCTCCAGAGCTTCAATACGAGCTGTCAAGGAAGTAATCAGAGCCTGTTGCTCCTGAATTGCGGCTGTTAATGTTGCAACCAAGAAGCTAGTATCGATGCCTTGGTAGACAGGTACTTCACGCTCACCCATTACAGCCTCGACTGCTGGTGTCAGTTCGTTTCCATCATCATCAAATGTGGCAGGCACAGCGGGACTGATTTCGTATTGCTCAATCTGTGTTGCGTCTTTTTCACCTGTTACAGCATGGGGACAAATTTCAGCTAGTTCGTGGGCAATAAAACCTTCACCGTCAGATCCATCGGCTTTCCATTTGTATGTGCAAGGTTTCAAAGCAATAACTTTAGACAAAGCACCTGTAATTGGTGCAATAGTGTCTTTAAGGCGATAGTCAGATGTAGTGTTATAGGCAACTGACCCAGAATTAACAATAATGCCACCAGCTAAAGAGCTTGAGCTGTTATATAACGATATTCCGTAGTTTCCGTTTGTGCCTACTTTAATTGTTGCTGCTGCATCTGAGGAAGTTCCAGAAATAGCTACTCTTGCAGTTACCCAAGAACTTGTAGTCCCCACCAGCAAGTTACCGCTGGAGTCGATACGGGCACGTTCTGTTGAGTTACGCGCACGCCATATGTGAGTATCTGAGTCATAATAGTTAACGCTCGTATTATTAAAACCGAGAATAAGTTGAGCATTAGTATTGGTAAAGTAAACAAGACTACTAGCTGTTGAAGTTGTTCCTAAACCCAAATTCCCGCTAGCATCAAGCGTCATTGCTTGGGTAAAGGTGATTGCGTTACCTGCTGTGCCTGAGGCTGCGTTGAACCAACGATGAACACCACTACCTTGGTCATAATAAGACGCAGCAGCAGTAGTTTTATATGTGTTTGTACCACCAGAGGCTACATAAGTGTTGTTATATAGTCTTGTGTTTGCACTTTGAGCACTAACCAATGATACAACTGAGCCAATATCTAAAGCAACATCGCCGCTTCTCCAAGCACTAGGTGTAACACCTAAACCCATGTTGCCAGCGCTATCAAGACGCATAGTCTCTGTACCGCCTTCAGCAAAGGCAATAGTGTCAGCAGCAGGGAAGAAGATACCTGTGTTAGTGTCTCCATCGTTAGTCAAGGTAGGGGCACTTGCTGAACCGTCAGGAAGGGTTAGGATAGATGGGTTAGTACCTAGTTCAACGACAGTACCTGAAGCATTCTCAGTAAAGATACGCTTATCGGTGACGTTAACAGCTAACTCACCCTGTACTAAATCACTAGATGTAGGTACAGCCGATGCTGTAGAACTATTCTTAATCTTGATTACTGCGCTCATTTTTATCAGTCCTTGTTAGTATTCTTAGGCGGTCTACCCATACGTTTCTTCGGTGGGGTTTGGACTACTTCCTCTTCTTGTCCATCTTCTTCTTCTTCAACCCACTCGTAACCGTCGTGACCTTCCATGCTGTCAATATCTACTTGTTGAGTAAATTCGACGATGTTCCCTGAAACCAGACATCTAAATTTAGCCATATCATTTCTCTTCTTTCTAAAAACTACACCTCGTAGTCTTTAAAAAGCCCCCTCTTCCCGTATAAGGTAGAAAGAAGGGGTAAAACTCTTTATAATTGTTTTTATTGGTTTTATCTTATAGTTGTTAACCTAAGCGTCCGACAACCACGCGAACGGTTGTAGAAGCCAAGTCAACAGTACCAGCAGATTCGTTCTGGATACGGATAGTCACAGTATCAGCAGCGCTGACATAAGCAGTAGCTGTAACACCAGCCAAGCTCACACCAAACGAGAAACCGATAACGATGTCGCCCAAAGCAACGCCGGGGACAGTGATTGTGTCAGAAGAACCAGCGCCATCGGACAATGAATCTGCATTCAAAGTACCAGTAGCTTTCCACATTTCAGAGAACATGCCCTGAAACTGTTTGGTTCCACGCTCAACCACAACAGAGGTAGCAGCAGCCATGATTATTTCCTTTAAAGTTTAATTAAAATACGAAGAAGAGGAGAACCTTGTGAGTCCTCCTCTGGTACTTCAATTAGGCAGGAACAACCAGAGCAACAGCACCGTCATCACGCAACTCAGCCACGCCGTACAATGTATCAGCAGTGAACAAGTTAGCGAGGAATTGCTGTTGGTATTGAGTCTGCGAACGCACACCCATTTGTTCCACCAACACGAAGGCGTCACGGTGAGCCATCAAGCAAACACGTGCTGGTTGAGCGGTACCTGAACCATCGTTAGCATCGGTAGGGGTATCAGCGTTGCTAGACACAAACACAGACACGCCATACAAGCTACCAACTTCACCGTTACGGATGGTGTTACCTTGACCAGCTTCACCAACGAAGGCTTGCTCAGTGTAACGGCTCAAACCCATCAAGGTGTTACGGCTTGAAGGAGGAATGATGAAGAAACGGTTGTCCATTGGGGTATCCACGTCATCCAAACGCTGAATGGTGCGACGAATAGCAGCATCAGTCAAAGCAGCTTGGTTGTCAGTGGTGTAGTCATAAGCAGTAGTACCGTCAGAACCGATGTAAGCACCAGCGTAACGAGCACCAGCACCACCGTTAACAGTACGACCCAACTTGATGATGTCAGAGTCAACTTGCTTACCCAAAGCGTAGCCAGCGTCTTCTGTGTAGAAAGAACGCAAGCTGTTCAATGCTTGAGTAGCCACGATGTCTTCGATCAAACGGCTGTATTCGTAGTGCTTGTTGATAGACACTGGAATGTCGCTGT